GTCCGGCTAACTATCAAGTTAAACAGATAAGCAAGGTTGTAAGATACATCCAATGCTATTAATCCGTTCTGTGATACTGTCCAGGATCGCTGACCAGGAAGCGAAGCCTTCCATCCCGAAGATGCTTTTGTCGAAGCATCACGGCCGCTCTGCGATATTTGAACCGTACAGTCCGTAGCATGAAGTATGGCATGGGTGTCGTCAAATACCGTTATCTCTGTCCCGTTAAGGATACCTGCTGTTACTGCCATTGTCTTAGAATTTAGAGGTTAATAAACCCCGGCAGCCGTTAGGTATGCGATCCTTCGGTAAAAGAGCCGGTTCCTTCAAATGAACACGAAAACCCTGCACTGGTATTATCCGGATCATTCTGGCTTACATCTTTCAGATAGCCGTAACCGTACCAGTATTTATCACCGGACGCCTCGGTTGAAAACTTTAACAGGACCTTTGTCCGGTTGTTCCAGAGTGCCACAAGACTTGTGAAGGTCGTTCCGGTTGCATCCAGCGCAATCAGTCCATCGCATTTTCCATTCCAGGAACGTTTGCCCTCGCCAAAGGTTTCATATCCGGCATCACTCTTTACGGTTGTTTCCCTGGGCGAGTGTGTCAAGGCAAATTCACAGGTTTTTGATCCTGCTATTGCAGTACCATCTACATAAAGTAGCATGTTAGTTCCATTGATAATTCCAGTTGTTGCCATTTTTATAAGTATTAATTGTTAATTCTAAATTCAAATTCAATCGTTTTACTGAATATTTTTAATCCTTCGTCCCAGTTATCCTGTTCTGTTATGTACCGGATACGATTTACGGTTACTCCACCAAAGGAACCATGTTGATTATCGAGTGCAGTACGAATCAGTATTGCCTTTGCAGCACAAATAGCATAGGTATCAGAAAAAATATCAATCAGGACCGTTCCGACATCGACCGGAGCAACCGATCCTTTTATGTTATCAGGTTGAACTCTTAAAATATTGTAAACCAAATAAGGTGTAACGGTTTTCTGAGGAGCGCGCATAGGATAGCAGGCAACCGTTGAGTTGCACTGCGTATAAATTACCTTCCCTATGTTTGTTATATCCATCATAACCTATCGATTTCGGCCTGAATATTTTTCTCCAGGTAATTTTTTAAACTATCTTCAACTACATCTCCATACATTCCCCATGCCTCATCAACAAAAGGCCGGGGTGCAACTGTGTAATTTTCTGTTCCCGCCATCGGGAAATGTTCATACCAGGGATCCAGTGAACCCGTGAACCTGGGGCGGACCCAAACGGTGGGATAAGTTGGCCCAAGGCTAACAATTGTTCCAATAGAAGCCCTTAAATAACCGGGAGGATGGTTCCGTTTTGCAATTTTTTCCCCAGACACACCGGTTTCGGAAACTGGGCAAAGCATCTTCATGCAATCTTCCAGCGGCTTAGTACATTTTTTTAAAGCATTAATAACAGCCACCTTCTCCCTATCACTAAATGTCAAGAGTTGCCCTTTTAGTTTATCTAAACCCTCAAATTTATATCCAACTGCGATCATACTTTTTTCTTTCCTGTTAAAACCAAAAACCTTCTGCGCCCAACTTCTTTAATTTCAATTATATCGTAGTATTCCGAGTTATATGTTATCCTGCTTTTTTGATCAATCCCGGTGCGGTAACGTATTTTGAAATCCATAAATCCCGTTGCCGTTATTTTCTCCGCCTCAGTTCCTTCTTGCCCGATTGTCGGATCAGCCTCGGACCAGCAGGTTGCCAAAGTTGACCAGGTTATTGCCTTTCCGCCAAATGCATCCGCCGTTTCTGTCGGATTTGAAATTGTTATCCTACGATACAATTCCCCTATTGTTATACCAGCCATTACAACCTAAGATAACGGTTCATGTTCATAAGCCATTTCGCACCGTTAGGAAGATTCTCAACATGTGCATTGAGTACAACATCCTGACGGTTCTCATATAAGTGGCCGATCAGTAAAAGCATTGCCTGTCGTATGGTTGCCGGTATTGCTGCTGCATTATCAAAACCTACGGTATAACGAATCCATACTGCATTGTCGATCCAGCGCGTGACAGGCCAAAAGCGTGCATAATTCAAACACAATCTACCTGGTTTAGAAACTGTATCAGCAATATAACAAGTCGGATCAAGCGCTATTTCAGTCCCCGTCAGCGCATCCAGATAATGACAATAAGCAATAGCCGTGATTGGCCATTTGCTCAATTGTATTTGATATTCAAAAGGAAACTGATCAATATAAAGTTCCTCGACCGTTGGAAGTAACCGGATACGGCAATAATTCTCAATTATTTCCTGGGCAACACTAATAAGTGTAGTTACCAGGGAATCGTCCGTTGTATCCGAATCAAGTTTCAAATGCAGTTTTGCATCCAAAAGTGAAATCGGAAGATCAGTAGAGGGTGTTATGACTTTTATCCCGTAACTCATCTTTTCTTTTTCTTCGGAGGTTCAGGTTTTTTAATGACCTTCGGGGGTTCAGGTTTTTTTATAACCTTTGGCACTTCTGGGGTTTCTGTTTCCGCTTTTGCGGCTTTTGCTGTTTCAAAAGCCATTGCCGGTTTTGGCTGCTGATCTTTTGGCAGGATTTTTACAAACCCCACAAACTCAAATCTTTTGGCATCATCTTCGGGCATTTCAACCGTCTGCCCGGCAACACCGTGACAGTTAGGACCTGAAAAGGTTTCTATGATTAAGCACTTTGTCATATTGTTGGATTTAAGAGGATAAGCCCCGGCGAACCGGGGCCGCTGCCCCTGTTTGATTAGGTGTTACCCATCGTCAAATACTTCAACGCTTTTGTTGTCAGCACACGGCTGTCGGTACGGTGAAGCAGTATGATGGCAATCTGATCATAATCTGCATAACGCTCAGCGAGTCTTAAGATCCTAATCCCGGCTACGTCACGGATCATAAATCGGGAGAAGTCACCGAAAAGGATCGGTTTGGTTGCAGCTCCGATGTTCGCCATTGACTGATTGATGAAGTAAGGGAATCCAAACATCTTATCGGCCATACTTGTGGTGTTACCCATGATACCGGGTGCGCCTGTAAATATTGGAATGTCAAGTGTGGTTCCCAGCGACAATTTAAAAATAGCCTTTGCTGTTGAATCATTGAACATAAAGGCACATTTTGGAGATTTACGATAAGCCGGATCCACAGAATACATCAGGTCCATGATGTTTGCCTTTGTAATAGCAGAAGCAGAGGTAAGGTTTACGCCTGAATCGGTTGCACCATATACGCATCCCTGTGGCTGGGTGTTCGATCCTGTTCCTGTGGTAAAATAATCGGCTTCGATCCTTCCGATACGTTCTGCCAGAATATCTGCACAATAGGCATTAAAATCAACCTTTTCATCCTGTAAAAGTTCGGTCGGGATCAGCACTTCATCCGATGAGAATTTAAAAGCATAAAAGGTCTGTTTCCCAAATGCTACAGGGGTAACGGTAACGATGGTATTGATGCCAAGTAATCGTCCCTTGTTAGTGGTATCGTCAATTGTCGGGTAATCCAAAGGATATCCGCCATCGGTTGTGATTACCTTAGCCGCCTCACGTGCGCCCCCGTAAGCCTTTAGTTCTTTCACCAGGATGTCCTCCAGGATTGTCGGAACCAGGTAACCCCCTAATGTCGTTGTGACATTCTGTGGCTCATTGGCCCGGCTTTCTTTACCTTCGTGATAAGGAACGCGGGATTCCATCTGCTGGTGGATTTTCCTTTCTTCATCATTGAGCTTTTCAACTCCAAAGAAAGGATTAAGGACCTTTCTAAATACATTGGTTTCCTTTATGGCGCGTTCTTCTTTGGTTTCTCCGTGAGGATCTTCACGAAGTGCCGGGAGTTGCATTTCTGCCTTAATCTCTCCCAGTTTCTCCAGCCTACGTTGTTCAACCTGGAGTGCCGTGTTCTTATCGAACAACTCGTCAAACTTTGTATTTTCCTCGGCAGTCATATCCCGCTTTTCGGTCGAAGCCTTTTCATGGATTTCCACCATTTCTTTTTTCAGGCTCGCCCTTTCTTCGATAACTTCTTTTAAGTTTTTCATTTTTAAAGGGTTTTTGTTGTGCCTTTTTCAAGGCTTCGGTTTATAAAGAAGCAAGTTTTATCTTGCGGATTCTTTCATTTTGTTTAATAATATCAGCGATTATTGGGATTTCAGCATCTTTCTGGCTACGAAATTCCGTCATTGATCTTTCGGCAACCGCCGTATCTTTATAGGCCGGATCGCAGGTATAGGTAATATCTGCCAGTTCTTCACATCCTCCGGCCATAAGTGTACGGGTTACGGCACCAGTTGTGGAATCCGATTCCCATTTCGATCCGCCATCAGCACACCGGAATTTGAAAGACATCCCGGAAATATCACCCCGTTTTACAAGTGTTAAAAGATCATTACCATCGGATGTAGGTGGAATTTTATTCTCGGTCCTTAGTCCTTCATCCGAATCACTTATCTTCAATGTACCGGATTTTGTGCGCCCGACCAGCCTTTCATTATTATGTTCGATAGTGGCCAAAACATCCTGATCCATCACGCCTGAGAAAAAGCCAGGTTCAATAATTTCTGTAAATCCACCCATACCACCGATAACCTGGGAACGTTTGTTATAAACGGCGGCCAGTCCTGCTAAAACAGGTTCGTTTTTGCCATCAGCCCTTATTTCGAGTTGAACCGGCATTGTCCGGGTTTCAAATATCTTTTCCATTTATTTAACTTTTAATCCGTTTAAAGGTTTTCCATTTACTCCCGGAGCGCCGGGTGGTGGTTCGCCTGCCGGTGGGTTTTTAACTTCACCCGATACTGAATCCACATCGGCCATATTCAGCGGAATAAAGAAATCATCACCGCCTTCACGTGGGTTCATTTCTTCTTTATCCCTGATCTCGTTCGGCGACATACAACCGATAGCAAACATTGTCCGATAGTAATCAGAGCGTTGTTTTGAATCACCGCGCACCAAGCCGCCGAAATCGAAATGAGAATAATATTTCCCTGATTGCTTTTCTTTTTCAGTAAAAAGTTTACGATTGATTTCGGCTTCCCATTTTTCACACCAACTCCAGATCGTATAAGAGATAAACTCGAGGCTTTGCTGCTCGATGTTATTATTTGTGGCCCTGTCCAGGTCTCCCAAAAGATGGGGCGGAAGCCCAAACATACGGGCAATCTCGACAATCTGGAATTTACGGCTGTCAAGGAATTGAGCATCGGCCAGCGGCATCGACATTGATTTGAACTCCAGACCGGATTCCAAAAGTAGCGGTTTTGCCTTTTCGCCATATTGTGATTTATCTTCCAGTGATTCTTTTAAACGGTGATAAGCCTCCTCATTCAACTCGCCAGGGTTTGTAAACACACCAGAAAAAGCAGCATTATTTTTGTAAAAGTTACCGCCAAACTTTTCAGCAGCCAAACCAAGTCCTATATTCTCGCGGGCAACCGAAACGATAGACCTCCCGGCGATGCCATCAAACGAAAGACAAGGAATATGAACCATGTTCATTGAATCAACCTGTCTTTTCTTATCAGTTCCGGTTTTTACATCATGTTCTGTAATCTCATATCTGAGCGTTTTTCTTCCATCAGCACGGATACCGATATAAGGCCGCACATCTTTTGACTGAAACAGGTCAAGTGCAATAGGAGTAAAATATTCATCCCGGATAATTTCAGAATAACCATTGCCCCACAACAGGCAGAATTGCATCATATTCTCACGCCAGATGTATCCGGTATAAAGTTCCGAAGGGTTCCATAAAAGTTGGTGAACAGGATGATCGATAGCAACGTCTTTGCTACCTTTTGTTGAACGGATAACCCCAAACGGGAAAGATGCAATGGTTGAGGAAAGTAATTGAACCGAACGGTAAACGGCCGAATGTGCCGGGGCCGTTTCGGGGTCAACCCGAACGCCCGCACTTGTCGGACGGCCGCCATAAATATCCAATAACCAACGGTTAGGATTCGATGAAGGGTGTTCGGGGTTTTGTGCCTGATAATTAAGCGGATCGTTTATCGACCGCCTTTCTTTCGGTTTACCAAATTCGAGTTTGAAGTACATCCTGGGGATTTACAGGATGCAATAATATACAATAAATTCAGGCTTTCACCGTAACAAAGTTACATTTCATTCAAATACTTATTAACATTTGTATGTTAATAGCTGCATTTTTACAGTTTTCTTTCTGTTCTTGTGCATGATTTATAGTAACGATTACGGCATTGGCGGAAACTTTCAAAATTAGCATATTTACGTTTTTGGAAGTGGCGAAAGTAAATTCGCTCAACAGCCTCGTAAGCATCTTCCTGGTTGGTATAAAAACTCAATATTTCGATAAAATTCTCAGTAAACCCTTTTATATTCTGGAGTTTAAGTATGTGGTCCGGGATATTTGAACCTTCGATTACTTCTTTTACAGTCATAATTTAAAATATTTATTCAAATAATCATCCGGAAAATATTCGATCTGCGTTTGATTGTTTAATTCTATATGAGTGATGTGATTGATGTTGGTATTGGTTTTTATGTCAACAATATAAGGAAATTCCCCGCTATTAATTACAGTATTAGGAATTTTAAGCCACAGCTTCATCCGCTCAGAGCTATTGCCATCACAACTGCGCTCAATCTCGTCTTCATAAAGATCAATATTTTTTTTCTTCATCAACTCCAAGACGTCCCGATGGATCATGCGCCCGGCCCCGACAACCATTCCCCGGTAAGTATAGGTTTTAAAATAAAAAGTCTTTTTGGAAATTAGATCATAGAAGAAAAGTGAATCAATGCCAAACACCGGGACATTGTTTTTAAAGGCTTTTTTATAGAGTAATTCAATCCTGGGATGGATCAAATCGTCTGAACCAAAATTCATCAGGTAATCAAACTTAAATTTTTTGAGTGCATAATTTATTCCTGCGTTCATTTTTCTTCCCAGGGGTTGATTCTTAAAATAACACATGAAAATATTATATTCACTACATAGCCCCTCCAGTTCCTTTAGCTTAGGATCATCTGGGCAAAGTATTGCCAATACCTCAATTTCCCATTTTACCTTCCGGCAAAATAATTTAAGGTTCCGGTAGACGATCTCTACGACCTCCGGACGCTTCCAAAGTGGTATGAGAATAAGGATTTTCATAATGAATCGAATGCTTTTTCAAATTCAATTATTTTGGCATCAATAAATTCAATTGTAATCTTTTGGATTTTCTGATAAAGTTCTAAATATAGACTTTCGCCAATTACTGCATTAATTTTAATTAACGCATTTGTATTATTAAAAGGTAATTTGGCATCATTAAGGTCTATTTTTAAATCCCTAATTACAGATTTTAATTTTGCTGCTATTTCAAATTTTTCTGTTTCCATTTTTTTAAAATTTATGATCTCGTGAATATTTCCATTTACAAGGCTCCGGGCGGAAAAGAAAATACTGTTTCCAGTCAGTAAGCCCGTATTTACCCTTTGGTGTTTTTTCTCCGCTGATAAAAGTATGGTATTCCAAATATTTAACAGGGGTACTTTCTTTCAAAAACTCAAAGACTTTTATATGTAAAAGCGTCATTATTTCGTCTTTCAGGCAGTTGCCATGTCCTATAATCATTGAATACATGGCATATTCACCTAAAACAATGACCGTAATATAAGCCAAAAGCCGCTTATCGACCTCTATTTCACCCTGTTTATGGCCTAAATCTTCGTGAAAAACCCCAAAATCCGCTGAAAAATGCTTAAAACACACGATTTTCGGTGCAGTTTTCCACTCAATCTCATAACCGCCCTTTTCCTCGACTGTTTCCAAATAACTGGGCTTCATTTTGCCGCCAGCCCTTATTTCCTTGCTTGTATTGATCGCTACAATGTCACCGATGAATGACTGCCAGTTAAATTGTTCAACAAAATAACCAAGTTTCAAACATTTGCGATAGCCATAACGCTTATTGTAACTGATCTTTGCAATATAATCGCTTACATCAGTAAATTCATCCAGAAAAAGTATAGCAGGGGGATACTTCTCATAATGAAAATCCGAATCCAGCGGAAGCCAGTATCGCTGATAAAATTCCATGCAAATTGAAGAACAGGGCAATAAAGGATCGAGTGTTATCATGGTTTAGTTATCTGTCCCCAGCCGGCTCCGATCACCGGCTTACGGATTTGGGGGTTTGGCTTATTTGGATTTCTAATCCCGATATTTCTCAAGCCTATACTCTTCGAGCCATAAAACGGGAGGTTTATTCCCAGGATCAGTAACGTGTCCTTCAACACAATAGGAATTATCTCCCTTTATGTATTGAGTTCTTGCCGTGACAACTCCGGTAAATCCGGTATGCTTGTCAATTACTTTTGTTCCTAATTCAATTTTGAAATTTTCCATTGTTTTAATGATTTGATTGTTATATGGCATTATTGCCGTTATTTTAAATTTTTGTTATATGCCAGTAAACACCACCCCGATAATCAGAGCGTTTCATCAATTCGCCTTCAGGAAGTTTCAAGCCTTCATTAATTGAGGCTTGACAAATCCCAATGACGAGATATTTTTTTGCCATCTTTTTTAATTCAGGATAAAGCGCCCAAACCTTAAAATCATCATACGTATATTGATCGGAAATAATAAGTTCGTACCTCCAAAGAGAAATATAAGCACAATCAATAAAATGAAATGCATCTCCAATGGTCTGTCTATATCCAAAATGTTCCATTAACTTCATTTTCTCCTTGTCCTCATCAACAAGTATGACATTTTTGATCCCCGCCTTATGGATATATTGCACATCATTCTCACCACCATAGGCGGCTGCAAACAGACAGAGTACTGTTTTACAATCTTTTAAAATATATTCAGGGAAGTTGCTCATTCCGACCACCATTGAGGATGAATTAAAAGTTGCATTACACGGTTGTCTTTGCTATTAAAATCCTGAACCGTTGAAACCGGGTTGTGATTCCACTCATTTCCGCTGTCACAAAAATAGATATTGTTTTTGATAAAATAGGTTTCGTATTCCAACCCAAATTCCGATAGGTCAAATTGTTCAATCGGGATAACGGACTGAAAGTTAAATTTCAGTTTCCAGATATTGTAATTATGAAAGATGAGTTCGTTTTCATGTGCAACGAAGTGACCGGCAGTACCACGAACCTTTGCGCCGTAATCCCTGAGTTTCTTTAAAGGCGTTTCGATGAATTCCCGTATCGGTTTAAATCTTCCAGTCAGGTACCACGCCTGGGCTGCATCGTTATGCCATCCGATTTCATGGCCATAACTTTGTATCTCGGTTATCTCTTTCTGGATATCCACACCAAAATAAGGAGCTGTATCGAGAACGAAATAAGTAGATCGAATTCCCATCTCGGCCTCGAGCCGGGCCATAAATACCGCCCGGTCAATACGCATATCAATATCGTGCCGCAGATAGACCTTCCGACCTGTTGCCGGTTTATCGTTTTCAATCGAAGGGAAAAACACAAATGGTGCCTTTATTGATAGCAAAAATTCCCGGTAATCAGTGTCTTTAAAATTCATAATTATATATATTTGCCTTCAAACCAAGTATCAAACCAAAGCCAAGCACAAAGACCCAATGGTCCACCCGGTATTCCAAGAACCACGGAGAGTATTGCTTGCAAACCTTCATTTTTAATACATAACTTGATAAAAATTAACATTAATAAAATCCAGATTCCTACCGCAAACAAAGCTACCAATGTTGATAAAATAATTCCAAGTGTTTTCATAATTTTAATTTTTAAAATTCATATAATTTTGGATTTCTTATAAATTCAACAAATTTATTAATATTTTCCAGGTCTTTTGAGGTTTGTTTTTGAATCCCTATCTCTTTAAACTTTGCAACCATCATTTTGTAACTTTCCGGGGTGTTGTATTGCTTAGTCAAATTATCATTATAACGATCACAGAAAGAAACGTCAACACCCATATACCTTTCAAATTCAGGTAGATTATACCTGGCTTTCTGGATTCCATACACCGTAGAGGCGGCCATTTTTAACGGTCGTTGCTTAAGATAATGAATTATAAACTCTTTTATTTTTTTATCCTTAAAGTCAAGTTGTTGCCCCAGGGTTCCAAGTTTCCGGAAACACTTATAACAATGACCGCAAAAATTAGGTTCATAAATGCGATGATGACAGGAGCAGGCCAAATTCTTATAAGCAGAATCATTCACAATGCGCGTACTCAATATCTCAGAAACACCGGCCAACAAATACACCAGGTTAATCCCTAACCTGGAAAGTATTAACCGGATGTAATCTGTGCGGCCCTCGCTGGATGAGCTATTAAATTTGAAAGGATCGCCATACCAAAAAGCCATATCATCGAAGATGGCCCCAAATGTTATGTATTTTATTTTCAATATGTTTACAAGTGGAAACATCAACCCAATGTAACCATCTCCCATATTATAGCCCCGGTCGTCAGGGAAATAAATTTCACGCATCAACTCCAGGTCAGTTTCAACCATCATCGTCCGGGTGTTGTGCAATATCCTCATTTGACTCAGGTTAAAATCCGGATCATAGGAGCGATATAGATTAACCGGGATGCAGTCCGGGAACAAAACTTTTATTGCCGTTGAATCCACCCCGCCGGAATAACAGAGCAGTGTTTTATCATTGTCGTTTTCTATCTCAGGCAAACCGGCAATAGGAAGATCGATGTATTTGTTTCTTCTGTTTTCGCCACAATCATAAAACAATATCCACACCATTAAATCAAAAAGATATTTTTGCTCATCTTCGATGTCCACCGTATAATTGGCAAAAAACATCTTTCCCGCCACCCTGATCGTAATTGAACAGCCCTGAAGCACAACCTCGACCGTGTTCTTTTTCATCTCATAAATCAGCGTTCTCATATCAAAATATTTGTGGAGGTGCCGGGGGTCGAACCCGGTGGGCTGTGGCCTCTACCACCACCCCCTATAAATCCCACCACTCCGGATGGATCAAAATTTGTAGCCTTCCGCCTTTTTCAAAATAATCTTTTAAAACCTCATCATTCTTTTCAAGCCACCGGCCATGACTATCCGAAACGTAATGAGTATGTCCGTTATGATAAGCCTCTATTTCCAGTCCAAACTCTTTCATTTCAAATACTTCACCCTTATAACCATCGAAGTCTTTAGCCTTAAATCTAAATACATTGTAATTTATATACCGGTTCGTATAACAGAAAGGATCGCCGTGCGAAGCCGTGACTGTTACATTAATCCCATATTTGCGTAACGCCTCCAGCGGCCGGTTAATTATTTCTCGCATGGGCTTATCTGTAAAAAGGCTTTCGGTGATTGAATTATTATGCCAGCCGATCTCATGTTTTAGGTCTTTCTGCATTTGCAAAAGACAATTAAAGAATTCCCCATCATTATAATTCCAGTAAGGAGCCGTGTTCAAAACGAAATAAGCAGAATGAACATCCATCTCGTATTCCAAAAGTGCCATTTTACAGGACCGCTCCAGGTCCAGGTCGATGTCGTGCCGTAAGATTATACCTTTTCCCTCGGTATGAAAGTCAATCAACTGATCCTTAATCAGGTTCAGGAATTGGATATAGCCTTCTTTTGTGAAGTTCATAATCTGCGTACCCCTTCGGGCCTCTTTGTTAAATCATTATAAACCGAATCGCCGGTATTCGGCCCCAGCCATCCGCCGATAGCCTCGACCAGCGCAACCATTCCATCTACCTTTTCCGTGCTTTTATCCTTTGCTATTTTAATATTTCCAGCCGGATCAGCAACAATCATCACATTGGAACACATCCAGCGCATCACAGGATTACCGCCATGAACAATATTTTCATTCAACAGCAACGCTTCGACTTCTTTTGTCGGGTTTGACATTGACTTGAAACCCTGTCCGAAGGGCTCACAGGTGAAGCCCTGATCAATAAGTTTCGGGATGATCTGCTCTGCCCGCCAGGGATCATATTCAACTTTCTTAATTTTGTAAACCTCTTTCAACTCCATCAACTTCTTTTCGATATATTCATAATCGATAGAATTGCCCGGCGTTTCAATAATGTAACCCTGTTTAATCCAAAGGTCATAATTCACCCCGTCTTTTTTAGTGCGCTCACGTGCCGATAGTGCCGGACAAAAGAAAAACGGAAGTATATAATGTTTTGCCTCGATCTTAAAATCTAAAAGGACAACCGATAAATCTCTTACTGTTGATAGGTCCAGTCCAATAATACAAGTCCGGCCCCGGAGTGCCTGGAGATCCAATGGTTTATTTCCCCGCATCCAAAGTTCATCAGTGATCCATTTGGTTTCCTGCGTAGTCCATTGATTTAACTGCAGTCGGCGGAAAGTGTTTTCATAACTTGGTTCATTAACCGCCCGTGCTGCTTCTTTTGTAACATAGTCCAGCTTCAATCCAATCCCCAGGTTCGGGTTTGCCTTTGCCCACGCTTTCGGGTCCTGAATATCGTCCTGTGGGTCGGTTTCGTAAATCACAGGTAGAAATTCATCGTCTTTAATGATCCCATCTCTGACCTTTTTTGCGTAATCGTATTGTTCATAACAGATCGTATTACGATCATACCCGGCAGTAGTGAAAACAATTACCAACGGCTGTAATCGAGAACCGATTGAAGTAGTCAGCACGTCCCAAAGTTCACGGTTTGGCTGTGTGTGAAGTTCATCAAAGATTATTCCGTGTGAATTAAATCCATGTTTATTATCTGCAGCACGAGAAAGTACCTTGTAAAAACTGGCCGTCTTTTCATAGATTATCGAATTGCGGAAAGACTGGATGCGGGTACTAAGTTCCGGGCTTTGTTTTATCATCGTCTTTGCGTCCTCATGGATGATCCCGGCCTGACCCCGGTCGGATGCCGCACTGTAAACTTGTGATCCTATTTCTCCGTCCGATGATAAAAGATAAATAGCTAAAGCAGAGCCCATTGTACTTTTACCGTTTTTACGAGCAACAAACACAAATACCCGCCGATATTTTCGGGAACCATCCTCGCGCTTCCATCCAAACAAAGGTTTTATTATCAACTCCCGCTGCCAGGGAGCCAGGATAAAAGGCAATCCACCTAACTCGCCATTGACGTGAGTACAGTATTTCTCAATCCAATTGACTACCTTATCGGCTGCTTTTATGTCGTAATGGAATTCCACTATTTACCGTTATATGTTAGGGTTACAGTTTCGCATTCAGATAAGAAAACATTTATGGAAACTTTTATAAAAAGCCCCGAAACAGTTTCAAATACACACTTATGTGATCCGGTCGGAATTGATATTTTTTTAGATTGCCCCGGAGTTAAAAAATAACAATTAAACCTATCGGTTTCGATTTCTACCGTTACCTGGGATGAATTTATAAAATTGACAATACCAGTACCATCACAAGTATCTTTCTTTTTACAGGAAATCAAGACAACTAATAACACCAATAATAATAGATATTTTTTCATGTTTTTATTTTTGTTTCATAGGGTGTAACATTCTAACTAAACTATTAAATATTAATAACTTACAAAATCAAGTAAAATCATCATCCGATGGGTTTGTTTTCTGAACCTGTGCCTTTAATCGTTCTCTTGCAATAGGACCAAATCCCAGTTCACTTGCTAATTTAATAGATAATATTTCTTCCTGCTTAGCAATTTTAAAAGCCGCCGAAATACTCGATGTCGTATTACCCTGTTTGTCAGTAGTATATTCAATCCTGCCCTCATCCTGCTCATATTTACGCCAGTTAGAAAATGATTTACAGAACAACACAATGATATGAAGATCCCTGGAGTCCAGTATTCCTTTTGCCCTAAGTTCATTCGTAACCTGAAAGTATAACTCCTTTTCACCCTGATCGAATTCACTTGGAGGCGGTGGCACAAAGTCAATATGCGAAGGAACTAAAGAAGTGCCTATTGACCTGCATTTCTGGAGGGTTCCCTTCGCTTTTTTAACTGATTCAGGTAATTTTTTCCGACCTCTCATATATTATTATTTATAATCTCACCAATTTTGCATGAATAAAGAAATGAT